CATTAGGCAGTACAGGTACCACAGCAAAGATATCTGTAGGTACTACCGCGTGCTTAGAAAGCACACGGTCTCAAGGTGGGAAAACTGCATATGTTTCCCATCTCGCAACACATAAGTGTTTGCGTGCGGAATATAATTTCCGCACACTCGAGGAGAAGCTAATTGCTCCCCGAGCAGTGAGGTCTGCACAAGACCTCCTGAATTGGGCAATATATAACATATTGCACAATCCCACGTACACATCTTGTGTGCGTGTACACGGTGTTGCAGAGCCTTCAAAGGCCCGCACAATCACCGTGGCACCTTATTCTTATCAGGTGCTGATGGGGGTTATGGCCCACATCTTTCAACCGTCTCTACAAGCGAGACAGGTGAAATCCGGTCTCAAAGCGGACCGGCACCTCTGGAGATTTTTAACAGAGGTGATGAATCCCCAAAATAAAGATTGGGAATCACTCATAGACGGAAACGTCTATGCACTTTCGACAGACCTGTCGGAAGCTACAGACTGGGGAAACCGGTCTGTTGCGCGGCAAATTTGGAATTCATTAATCCAAGCCGCGGAAAACCCAGAATTTCCACTGGGTTTAGCAGTACTTGCAAAAACCAAGTACTGCGGGAAGAGATTTGCATTTCTTCCCGACGAATCTCGACAGAGATTCGAATTAGTCACCCTAAAAAGAGGGTGGCTAATGGGTGACATGATGACTAAAGTCATCCTCACCCTATCCCACCAGTATTGTTGTGAACTGAGTGGGCTCACCAACTACACACTAGTTGGTGACGACGAAATTGCTCTAGATAGCAATCGTCAACGTCTCGAGAATCATCTCGAGACGCTGGGCACAATTTTTAAAGTGTCCGAGGATGATACTTTTATATCATCATCCATGGCCTTCTATTGTGAAGAAGGCACTCTTGTACCACAAAGAGTACAGGATACCCCCCATGTACGAATGCGTAGGGGGTTGGGCCTTGATTACTTGGATTATCCAAGAATTCGGCTCCTTCTGCCTCAACCAATTGAGACAGATGCCTACTCAATGTCCAACATTGGTAGGTTCGCACTCCTAGGAAAGGAGTGTCGCTGGGTTGCACAAAGCAACCCAGATGCCCTGCCCCATTTTGCGAGAGCAGGGATCCTGCAGCACTTACTAGTGCCGCAGGAACCGGACTGTATAAGTCCGTACACCCCAATTGAAATTGGGGGTGACGGGGCATATGCACATAGCCCCGAGTTCATGGAAAAAGTCATTGACGACAAATCCATGAACCCTAGGGAGGCAAAATACCGCCTCCTCGCCCTCCTAAATGGTAGGTTTGGGCACAAGTTTGTCCGATCGGACAGGCTTGATAAGGTGGTGAATAAACACCACCTATATCTCCCAAAAATTGAAAAGTTACGGGAGATATTACCGCCTGACTCAATAATTGAGCCAAAGACGGAGCAGGAGAAGATTCTCCTGCACTCCTTAAAGGTTTCAACCATTAAGGACCCCCAGGCCGTATTCTTCGACCTGGCGAAAGGGATCTATTATTGGTCCCTACTACAGGGGATGACCCCTGTAGAACCTGTCTTCAGTATAGACAGGGAGTTCACCGCTGGTCATACCCATGACCCAAAGGTGGACTACGCCATGTTTTTAGATACATGGAGGAATCCTGGATTCAAATTCCAGGATCAATGGGGATATATGGTCGATACAACCAAAATCCCCAAAATCAACCCAATGAATTTGGGTTGGGATTGGTCCGAATACCGACGGACCAACGTGTCCTCAAGAAAAATCTTTGAGGACTGGCTTCAAGAGAATAGTGATCTCTTGACCTCCTCACTGCCAGATATTATGGCAACAATACGTGAGGGGAAATTACTACCTCCGAGGGTAGTTAACAGACTCAATCTTGTATTAGAGTCTGATTCCTATATCCTTTCAATACTCCCGAGGGAGTATAAGGATAAGGAAAAGATCGCACTAATTACGCGCGATCAACGTTTGAGCACATTGCTCAAAAAGAAATTGGATAATTGGAATCCAATTATAAACCACACAGTTTACTGTGTGGATCCGCTCATATACTTAATTGGGCGGATGGAGGAAGTGCCTGTTCTCTCGGGGATCGACGTCCTCGAGGATCCGGGTGCAATCCTCCATGTCGACTATACAGAGTTCGACAGTGGTGCCCCATTAGATTGGGGCATCTTTGAGAGACCAATTATAGTGGTCTCCACAAGGAGGGGTAACCTCCTGGTCGTTATTCAACGACCCACTGACTAAGTCAGTGTAAAAGTGCCAAAGGCACTTCTGTCGTAGATTAACTGCGATAGTCTCTACGATCCTGGGCTTAGCCCG